ATTCCATACATAGGATTTTTATCACCCTTTCTTTTTTCAGAAAGGTTTTTGCGGAGTTCTTCTCTTTTTGATGGGTGATTGTCTCCAGATATTTTATGGTGTTTTTGACCCTTTCTATTAAAATAAAATCCAGTAGAAGTTTGTTTTGCTCTATTAGCAAAATGTGGATTTTTATCTACTTCATAAAAATCGTGAAGAGCACATTCCGATTCAAGTGCTTCTTCTACATTCTCAAAAGTTTCTAATATAATTTTTTGTGTTGGACTAAAAGTTTTATCCTTGAATGAACCAAAGTAGTTTATATCTTCCATATTCCTCATAGGAATAATACACATAAAAGTGCTTCATTATTCTACTCTGACTTGCTGACATTACTATTTATACAAGAAAGGAGTGCCGAAGCACTCCAATCTCACCTGAAAAGTGTCAGCAAGTCAGGTATATGTATTTAGGAGTCAATCACAGTTAGAACTAACTTATTTGAGTAGTTATAAGCAAAATCAGTTCTTGCTCCTTTATGTCCCCACCCCAACCAAGAATACGCTAAACGCATATAATATTCAATCGGTTTTCCTGGAACTTTCAATCTATCTTCAATACCTCGCCATTGTGGTTCAGTAATAATATAACGAAGTTGAGTATCAAGTGTAGAAGGGTCTCCACCAATACGAGCAGCAAACTTACCAAGACCATTATATCTTGGAGCATCGGTAAATTGAATCAATCCATAACCACCACTTGTACAAGCACTATAAGACACTCTAGAACCACCCTCACATACATTAGGAGTGAAGGTAGATTCTTGTCGGATATTGCCCATAATGGTTGCTATGGCATTTTTGTCAGTAATTCCACGATTCTGTAAGAATTCTACAGTCTTCGTTTCATTAGTATTACATCCTTTACAAACTAATCGTTTAACTTTAGGTTTCTCGGGAACAACCTCTTTGGTCTCTGTCTCTTGAGTATGACCTTCAGGAACAATTGAAAATGGTTGTACTACTGAAGATGTTGCCATACTCGGTGCTGGCAGTGTTGCCGCTGATGTTGCAACCGCACCCAAAATTGCTACGGTTACATTTGTTAGGTTTTTAAGCATTTAGTTTAATAGAATTCGGCATCCGTATAAAAGGGGGGTATACCAACCCTCTCGGGAGGCACCTTCCACGGCTCTAATGTCATGGTCACAGACTCATAATAAATCTCATAATATCACAGTATTTAGAATTGATTAAAAATCCATAAAATAACCATTAATATAATCGAGTGATAATACTTCAAGATTTTCTTTTTGAATTACCCAATCACGGATTTCACTATAGATACATTCCGCATCTCTTGCTCTACCCTCTTCACACAAATCGCACATACGATTAATATGTTGTTGTATCGTATTATTGCAGATTTTTTTGATATGAAGTCCCATTAAAGTAATCCTTCCTGAAATATCGGTTCATGACATTCATATCTTATCACACGTTCGAAATTTTAGCAACATACCCTTTATGGTATTCTATACCATAAAAGACCAAAAGTATTTTCTATAAATAATTTCAACGGAAGAAAGTATTTTTATGGAATGGAAATATAACGAAAAAGATTTTATTGAAATTCCAAAAAATATGGAAGGGTTTGTATATTTAATTACCAATCTCACGAATAATAAAAAGTATGTTGGCAAGAAACATTTTTGGACTCGTCAAAAAGATAGAAAAACTGGAAGGAGAAAAAAGAAAGAAAGTGATTGGAGAGAATATTTAAGCTCTTGCGATGAACTTAAAGTAGATATAAAAAATCTTGGTGATGATAAATTCATAAAGGAAATATTATATCTATGTCCCCATAAGAAATCTATGAGTTATTATGAAACTTATGAACAATTCAATCGTAATGTACTTATGGGTGAAGACTATTATAATACAAATATAGAAGGTAAATATTTTTCAACAGAAATTGGTAGAATTTATAGTCTAGTAGAACATTGTGATAAATAAGAATGTCTGTTGGTACTGCAATTCTCTACGGACAGATTAGGTGCTCTCGGGCACCTTTTCTATTATAAATAGTAATGCAGTACCAATAGAATAGAAATGACTTCACAAAGTCCAAGAATATATTTGTACAAAATTACCTTTGAGGAAGTTCCATATTACTATTATGGAGTTCATAAGGAAAAGAAATTTGATGAATATTATGTTGGAACACCAGTAACACATAAGTGGTGTTGGGAACTTTATACTCCAAAGAAACAAATACTTCAACTATTTGGTTATACTGATGAAGGTTGGATAGAAGCACAAGAAATAGAAAAACAATTAATCAAACCATTTTATAATACTGACAAATGGTGTTTGAATGAAAATTGTGGAGGTAAAATTTCATTATCTTCAAGCAGAAAATCAGGAAAATATGTATTTGAATCAAATATAGGTTGTTTCAAACTATCAAAAGAAGAAAAATTAAAAGTAGCAAAAAAAGTTGGTCATTTAAGTTTTATTAATAAAACTGGAGTATTTTCAATAGATTCAGAAACAAGAAAAAATATATCCAAGATTCAAGGAGAAAAATTAAGAGACAATGAGTTGGGATTATTTTCTATGACGAAAGAAGAAAAACATTTATTGGGAATAAAAAACGGAGAAAGAAATAAAAGATTAAAGTTAGGTATATGTGGCCTTACAAAAGAAGAAAGAGGTGAAAATGTTAAAAAAACAAATCAACAAAAATGGAAATGTATAGTAACTGGATATATTTCTAATTCTGGTGGATTATCAAGATATCAAAAAAAGAAGAGAATAGACACTAAAAATAGAATTAGAATTGAATAATTAATAAATATTTCCTTTGAGTTTCTTCACAATTTATCAAATAAACAAATCCAAATTCTCTTGAATATCTTCTGTCTCAAAAACTTTTCCTTGATATAACCAAGGGTTTTCATAACTCATTCGGGTCTTTAATAATATTCAAAGTATTTATAGATATAACTTATCTTCAACCCCAACAGAGTGATTATAGTCATAAAAAAAGCACCTGTCAAGGTGCTTAATAAATTGTAATATTATATCAACCTTCCATAATTTGATCGAACCAACCCTCACTCATATTGTTGATAATCACATTTGCGTCATTAACTGTTGATGCAAAGTTATTTTCAAGAAGATATGATGCTACAAACTCGTATGCGGCATATGCCTCTTTAATCTCTCTTGGGGTCATAGCAGCAGCTCTCTTACGTGCCTTATTCCCTCTACCTGTGGGTGGGAGATCGGCACCATACTTGCTGTATCCTGCCTTTAAATAACTATTGTGTGCTTCTTTTGCCTTATTTGCATAAGATTGCGAAGCATTGCCCATATTAACTTGTGTCTGTGCTCTTTCGGCATTACCTTTAGCACGATTTAGAATTTGTCTTTTGGCAGAAGTATCGGATTTTTCTGGACCAACATTATACCTTGCGCGAAGTTGATCACCTCTACTTTGTGGTTTAGGTGCTTCTTCTTCTTTCTTTTTAGAGAATAAACCTCTGATTGCACTACCAATACCTTCATCAAGTTCAAACTCTTCATTATATTCCTTATTTCTAACTGCTGCGATTGCTTGTGCTTTCGTCATCCCAGAAGCAACCATTCTCGCAACTCTTACATCCGCAAAGTCATTATCACCATCTTCGTCTTGGTCTACTTTTTTCTTTGCTTCGTAGATTGAAGAATAAGCGTTGGCAATGTCCCTTAAGGTCTTTGTTGTTCCCCAATTATTTGAGGTAGTTACATTGAGGTCTTCGTGATTCATTTTAAAAATGTGGAAATTTTGTTATTTCTTATAATATTTAGGTATTATTTGTTTTATAACTAGATTTCTTCTTGTTTTCTAATTGTTTTAATAAATTTTGGAGTTTCAAAAGTTTCTCTTGTTGAGAAAGAGTTTTCTTTTTATGAGGTTTTTGAAACTCCTCATTCATTTTCCTACACCATCAAGCAATGTATTGCTTCCAGTATTCATATGGAGTCATTTCTTCTCCCATATTCTTTCTTGCTTTTTTACGTGCTCTTTGTGTTTCTGTAGTAGATTTTGGAGCATCTGGTTTGGATCTTATTCCTATATTTGTATCTTCTGGTTTATTTTCCTTGCCAACTCTGGATGGAACTATATCTCCAACCTTTCCTTTTCCTTTTGGTTTTCTTGTAGCAGGTCTTGATTGATATGCTATAACTTTAGCTTGGGGTGCAGAAGCACTTGCGGCAGCAGCCATAGCTCTTGTATTACCAAGGTGATCATCAGTTGTAATTACCTTTTTAGTATCTGGGTTTACAATCTGTGCAACTACTTTAGCCTTTTTTTCTGGACCAGAAAGACCTTTATTTGGTCCTTTACTCATTCCACCAGTAAAATGAATATTTGGTTTTTCTATACCTCTTACTCCAATTCTGTCTCTCAAATCCTTCGCAAACGATTCGTCCATAGGAGTGCTGGGTTTATTGCTTCCAAATGCAGATCCCCCACGAGCAGTAACAACAGATTTTTTTGCTGATCTTTTTTTACTATCTCCTATTCTAGCTACTGGTTTGATTGGTTTAGTAGTATCTTTAAAAAGTTTAGTATCTCTAAAAGCATTAAATCCATATTTATCACCAGGTTCCAATTTATGATGAGCAAACTGACCAGGAGTTAATGATTTTGTTTTAGTGTCATTTCTCATTACATCAATTTTAGCAGCATCTTTGGATCTTTGATCTGCAAGATTATCATCTACGTCATGTATAACGTGTGTTGTGCTTACTTTGGGAATTGGATTTCCTTTAGCATCATATCCTTTTTTTCCAGCATTTGCTGTTCTTGTTTGAGATTTTGGACGTTTTGCTTCTTCAATATATTCTTCAAGAATTACAGACACAAAACCTTCACTTAAAGCATCAAACATATTTTCTGCAGTCTCATAATCTTGTGCGAATTCACAATCAATCAAAGTTTCAATTACATAATTATAAGAACCACTATAATCAATTTCTTCTTTTTGGGCACCATAATAAGCACCAAGTGCTCTCTTAATTATTTGCTTCTTGCTATCACCTTTGAAGGTTTTGCTCTTTGAATGTACGAAATCGCTGATTGTCGCACCAGCATCAGCACCTACATCAATCTTTTCATTTACTTCTACTTCTTCTTTTTTCACTGAAAGAAGTTTTGGTCCATTTAACTTCTTTTCTGCTGCTGCCTTTTCTCCAGGATTTGTAGTTCCTGCAGCAAGATTTGCAATTTTTGCTTTCCTTTTTGCTGCATTATGCCCTGAACCAATATCAAAACTTACACCTTCACTATAAAATCTTTTAAACTTAAAAGTTCCAGACATATGAGTAAGCAATACCTTCTTTTTATTTATAAAAAAAGAGGGGTCGTAACCCCTCACATCACAATTGAAATCCACTAAATGTATCAATATTTACATCGTGTTTAATTCCACCAACCAAATACGAAGTAATTTCCGTTTCCTGGGGTGCGACTTGAACTGATTTAGATTCAATCCAGTGAGAAGTCCAAGGAAGTGGATTGTTTTTAGCAGCAATATCATAAAGTGGTTTAATACCAATAGACTTCATACGACGATTCGCAATCCACTCAACATAACTCCAAAGAAGTTTGTCGTTCAATCCAATCATTGAACCATCTTTAAACAAATATTCTGCCCACCTCTTTTCCTCATTTACACAATTCTCAAAAGCACCTTTTACCCATTCCTCTTCTTCTTTAGCAATTTGTTGCATTTCTGCATCATCTCCTTCACGCCACTTATTGAGGATGTTTTGAGTAATGACAAGATGCTGATTTTCGTCTCTTGCGATGAGAGAGATAATTTTAGCGGATCCTTCCATAAGCTTGAGTTCACCAAACGCAAACGAGCAAGCGAATGAGACATAGAATCTGATACCTTCGAGAATATTGACATTTGCTACTGCACGATAGAGTTTTCTTTTGAGTTCATATCTTTCATCCTTTGCAGTTCCAGCACCCTCTTGTGCGTGAATCCAAAGATTTGAGTTTCCGTAAAATTGTGCGGAATTAATAAAGTCATCATAAGCACCAGTTACTGATGATGCCCGTTCAAGAATTTTTTCATTACTCAAAATAGAATCAAAGACTTCTGTGGGATCAGAGTAAACATTCTTAATAATGTATGTATAGGAACGACTATGAATCATTTCCATAAATTCCCAAACCTTCATACACGCTTCCAATTCAGGAAGAGAACAATAGGGAGTAAAAGCCATTCCGGGACCACGACCCTGAACTGAATCCAAAAGAATTTGATACTTCAAATTAGAAGTGAAGATATGCTTTTGTTCTGGACGAAGAGATTGATAATCTCCACGATCTTTTTGTAAAGAAATTTCTTCTGGTCTCCAGAAATATCCCAACTGTTGTTGAGTCAGTTTATCAAAGACAGGATACTTGTAAGTATCATATCTTTGAACTCCAAGAGGAGCACCAAAAAACATAGGTTGCTTTTTGGGATCTACCTCTTGAGTATTAAATACGGTCATTCCTTCAATCATTTTTTCTTTTTCTGCAGTAACTCTAAATTTTACAGGGTTCATTTTTTACTCCTTGTATTTTACAACTTATCTTTAAATAGAGCAACTATCACAAGAACTTTCATCAGCATTAGAAAGTTCTTCAAGAAGAGATTGGATATCCTGTTTTGGTTCTTCCTTGACTTCATCAGTCTTATTATCATATGTATTTTGGTAATAAGAAGTCTTCCATCCAAGTTTATAAGTTGTAAGAAGATCTTGTGCCATTACGCTAACAGGAACTTCATTATTGGCATAATTCTCTGGATTATACGACCAGTTTCCAGAAATTGCTTGATCAAAGAACTTCTGCATAACTGCAACAATATTAATATACCCACGATTGCTAGGCATATCCCAAAGCAACGTATAGTTGTTTTTAAGATGTTGATACTGTGGAACAATCTGTTTGAGAGGTCCTTTTTTAGATTTCTTAATTGATAAGAATCCACGAGGAGGTTCAATTCCATTAGTTGCATTTGAAACTACAGAACTTGATTCTGATGGCATTTGTGCTGTAAGAGTAGAGTGTCTCAATCCAAACTCTTTAATTGACTGTCTTAATGCTTCCCAATCGTGCTGAAGAGGAACAGAAGACACTTCATCTACATCTTTCTTGTAAGTATCAATAGGAAGAATACCCTTTGAATATTTAGTGCGATTGAAATATTGACAAGCACCCTTTTCTTTAGCAACTTCATTTGATGCTTTAAGAAGGAAATATTGGAATGATTCAGACAATTGATGAACTGCATCCCAAGATTCTTGAGTATCATAATTAAACCCAAGTTTGGCAAGATAATGTGCTAAACCAATGTAACCAACACCTAAAGACCTACGTGCTTTAGTTCCAATCTCTGCAGCAACTACGGGATAATTTTGATAATCAATCAATTCTTCCAAACCACGAACAGAAAGATTACAAAGATCCTCAAATTCTTCATCTGATTTTACTTTACCAACATTAATAGCAGAAAGAATACAAAGTGCAATCTCTCCATTAGGGTCATCAATATGTTGAAGTGGGATTGTGGGAAGTGTGATTTCCATACAAAGGTTACTCATCTCAACTTTATCCATAAAGGATGAATGAGAGTTGCAGTGGTCAATATTCATAATGTAAATACGACCAGTCTCTGCCCTTTCCTTCAGAAGGTCCAGAAAAAGTTCTTGTGCTCCAATCGTTTTTCTTGGAATAGACTCATCTTGTTCTGCATCCACATATAACCCGTCAAATGAATCAGTGCCAAAAGCATCATACAACCCAGGAACTGAGTGTGGAGAGAAGAGTGAAATCTCTTCATTCTTGATGAATCTTTCATAGAACAGTTTGGAGATTTGGATTCCATAATCTAATTTGCGAACACGATTATCTTCGGTTCCTTTATTATTTTTAAGAACTAGAATATCTTCTATTTCTTGATGCCAGATAGGAAAGAAAACTGTAGCAGAACCACCTCTGATGCCGTTTTGTGTGCAGCATCGCACAGTTGATTCAAACTTCTTAAGGAAGGGGACCACACCTGTGTGCTGTACCTCTCCGCCTCTGATTTTAGAGTTGATGCCACGGATGCGACCTGCGTTGATGCCGATGCCTGCCCTTTGAGATACATACCTACCAATAGCCATATCACTACTGAAGATGCTATCCAAGGTGTCATCAACATCAACAAGAACACAACTAGCAAATTGTCTGAGAGGTGTTCTAACTCCTGCCATGATGGGAGTTGGGATGTTGATTTTGTGTTTGGAGATTGCGTCATAATACCTCTTTACATATGAGAGACGGGTTTCTTTTGAGTATCTAGCAAAAATAGTAGCAGCAATCATCATATACATGAACTGGGGAGTTTCATATACTTGTCCACTACTGCGGTCCTGAACCAAATACTTGTCAACTACTTGACGAAGACCTGCATAGGTAAACAGATAATCTCTACTATGCTTGATATAACTACCAAGTCTATCAAGTTCTTCTTTCGTATAATTGGTTAAGATTTCTGAATCATAAACTTCAGCATCTACACAATTCTTAATGTGATCTATAAAAGCAGGATGATCTTGAACTCTTCCATACAAAGATTTTCTTACAGAAAACAGAAGTAGTCTTGCTGCAACAAATTGATAATTTGGATTATCCAAATCAATCAAATCACTAGCAGAACGAATTAAAATCTCCTGAATTTCTGCTGTGGTAATTCCATCATAAAATTGAATACCAGACTGCATCTCTACCTGTGATGCAGAAACACCAGAGAGGTCTCTACATGCCTCCTCAACCATCAAGTGAAGTTTATTTAGATTAAGAGGTTCATCATCACCACTTCTCTTAATTACCTTTGTACCGTTACTCATACTCGTTTCCATCCAATAAGTTTTGCTTTTGCTTCTAGTCCCATATAAGTATTTTCCTTGATGATTTTTGAGGCATCAATTCCTGATAAAATCATATCATTGATATCCTTTTCTTTCAAGTCATTTGGCCAAATGACAATTGGAAATCGCATTTGTATTGCTTTTTCCATTCTATCCACAATCTGTTTGTTTCGTTTTTCATTATCATACACCATTACGAAATCTGTTCCAAAGTTAGAAATAAAAAACATTTTATCAATATCAGCACCAACCATAGCAATTGAATTATCTAAAAACATACTATCAAATGGTCCTTCAACAACATAAACAGTTTTGTCATAATCTGGTTTATCCAAATTGTAAATTTTTGGATGTGTATCATTGAGAATAATCGTAATGTATTTTACCTTTGAATTTTTATTTAAACTACGACCTTGAAATCCAAATATTTCTCCTTTGTTAATTAAAGGAATAATGATTCGTGGTTCGTCCTTTTCTACTTTATCAAAGGTGTGTTTTTGAGTATTCGTCCATTCTTTAA